CTGTACCAGGCAATGGAACAGGCAACAAACGACGCAAGAGAGGACGAGGCTCCGGCGGTGTTCCATCGCAGGAACGGAAAGTACTGGCTGGTCACTATGGAGCTGGAAGACTGGCTGAGTTTATACGGAGGTAATGAATGAAAAAATATTGGAAGGACACATGGCAGTATCAGAGGATCCTTGAGATCCTTGAGGACTACTGGCTGACAGAGCCGGATGAAAAGTTCGTCTGCGTAGATCTGTACTTTGAAAAGGCGAATGGAGAACATCAGCACAAAACCATCAAATGGTATCACCCGTCATTTGAACCTAAGGATATCGAAACAATCACTCTGAGAGAACTGATGGAGAAGGAATTCCTCGGATTGGATTGCGGAGGAACCCTGGAACTTGTACGGGATGAGGACGGCATCCCGATCGGAGTAAAGAACGACAGGACCGGAATCGTCGATTATTTCAAGAAGGTCGAAAAGAAATGAAGATCTGTCTGTTGTGCCGGTATAGTTTGAGACTGGCAGACAATACGTTCATCTGCACCAACAGACACAGCCCAAGGCTCTCAGATTATGTGCGGAAGGCAAGCACATGCCCGAAGTGGGAGCCTGAAAAGAAGGAGGACGAACAATGACAGGAAAGGAGTTAATGGAGACCCGCAGTGAGCTCGGGCTTTCAGTCAGGGAGCTGGCAGAGAAGGCCGGTGTGTCGGAATTTGCGATAAGGAACTTCGAGGCCGGAAAGAACAAACCAAGGAAGAGCACCATGGAGCTGATCTGCACTGCTCTGGGTATCGAGTATGAGGATGCCGAAGCGCCGGAACCGGAGCCTGAGCCGATTCCAGAAAGTCACCCTTTGTACGGTGGCGACGGGATCAGAGAGACGCTGACAGCTATACAGAAATATGGCGAGGACCGGTACCGGAAGGGAAAGGAAGAGGCTATAGAAATTTTCAAGAAGGCCGTCCTGGAGGCCATAGCAAGATGGGAGGACGCTCATGAAGAATGATATCAAATGCATCATAAAGATGCCGGGTGAAGAGTTCGGGACGCTGACCACGATCCCGAACGAGCTGGCAAGGCTGCAGGATGCTGTGGGAGGATATATCGAGACAGTGACCTTCAGCCCGGGTCTGGTCATCATCTGCGATGAGGAAGGCAGACTGAAGGACTACCCGTACAACTGCACGATCTGCGGAGTGGACTTCTGCGGTGTGATCATTGCGGTGGGACATGACGGTCCGGAGTTCACGGACATCGGGATCACGATGGAAGAATGGAAGGAGATGATCGAATGAGCTTCAAGGTGAATGGATACGATATGCCTGCTTCATGCGACAAGTGCTTTGCCAGTTCGCAAAGACAAGTTTCAATAACCGAAGACAATAGTATCGTCAGCGAGTACTTTATTTATCATTGCCAATTCGTTAGAAAATCGTGTCATGAATCATGTACAGAAAGACCGTATTATTGCCCATTGGAGGAATGTGACGATGTACATGACTAAGACCCAGCGGGAAATGGTGATGATAGTCGGGTGCAAGGGAGGAGCTATCCGTGAATTCCTGGAGACCAATCCCGACATCACACCCGACGAGGCGAAGAGGCTCAGGACAGCGCACACGAATGCGGAAAAGGCCATGACCTCATACTGCAGCCGTCTGGATCCGGATGCGAAGAACAGACTCCGGAAGGAGCTGAACACTTCCACCATCCAGGTGGTGGTCAATCGGGACATCGGAGCAACCGCATCCGAGAAGCTGGTGAAGGAAGATGACCTGTACACCATGGGAGAGCTTGTGACTGCAGCATATTGTCAGGGAGAGTGCGGGTGCCAGGCAAGAGCGGAAGACCCGAAGAAGAGCTGGAAGAAGTGCAGGGCGTACCAGGCGATGGTAGCCCTGGGCCTCGCTCCGGCAAGCTACGAAAAGGGCGAGTGCCCATACAGTTTATTTTAGGAGGCAATCATGAACAGAGCAGGATTTCTTAACAAAGCAAAAGACATCGTATGTCATGACCGGGAAGGTCAGTATGGCGGGCCGGAGGAAAACTTCGGCCGGATCGCTGAGATGTGGACAGCGTATCTCGGGAGCGAGACTATCACTATCAGCCCTGAGGATGTGTCCATCATGATGTCCATACTGAAGATGGCCCGGATCAGGACCAGCATCAAATACAAAGAGGACAGCTGGGTCGATGCGATCGGGTACCTGGCCTGCGGTGGAGAGATCGCAAGCCAGGACTTCACTCCGGCAGGATTCGAGGTCCAGAAGGTAGGTGGGAACCATGACACGGATTAGACTGATCCTGTCCGTGCTGATGGTGCTGGTGGCGGTCACACCGGTGTGCGCTGAGTGGACGCAGATGCAGACTCAGGCGAACCAGATCGCCACCATAGCCCGCTCCATGGGCCTGCAGAATGACCACCCGATCATCTCCGAAGCATCGAAGATATGGTGGCAGGAAGAGACCGAACGGCAGAACGCTGCAGCGGAACAGGCAGAATTCGAAGCAAGCCTTCAGGGGTTCCTTAGTGACCATTACGCTGATGCGGTGGCCATAGCCGGGACGATGTACGCAGAGGCAAGAGGACTGGACAAGCGGGAGATGTCCATGGTGGCATGGTGCATCCTCAACCGGTACGACACGCAGCGCTTCGGGTCAACTATGGGTCAAGTAATCTGGGCAAAGAGTCAATTCGCCCACAGCACCCGGAAGGTGTCCGATGACGGCACGGACCTGGTATGGCTGGCACAGGATGTTCTGACCAGATGGTACCGGGAGAAGCACGGCGAGGAGACTGTGGGCAGGACATTACCGCAGGGCTATTGCTTCTACTACGGTAATGGCCGTCACAACCTGTTCCGGATGAAGAACTCCGGAGTGGGGGCTTATAACTTTGGATTGGAGGACCCGTACAAATGAGTGATTTTGCTAAGGACACAAATGTCCCTAACAACGATTTAATCAGAAGACAGAGTGCAATTAATGCGCTCGAAAATACGGAATGCGAATTGTTGTCTTGTGAGTGGGATGAATTGACGAATGCAATTAAGCAGGTGCCACCCGCAGAGCCGAAGAAGGGAACGTGGGTTTTTAAAAGATTATACAAAGAAGCTGATGAATGCATTTGCTCTGAATGTGGTCAGTTAATGACAACCGCACACGGAAAGCGGATGAGATTTTGTCCCAACTGCGGAGCGAAGATGGAGGAGGAGAATCGATGAGTGATTTTGCAAAGGACACAAATGTCCCTACCAACGATTGCATCAGCAGACAGGAGGCAATCGATGAGATTAAAGAAATCTACGAATGGCATGACAACGTGACGAAAGAGCGGATTATTGAACACTTTAAGCACTTGCCATCCGCACAGCAGTGGACACCAGTTACAGAGGGATTGCCGAAAGACTTAAAGCCAGTAAACATCACCTATATCAACGAAGACCCTGCTCCATATTACGAGCATATAAAGGGAATCCCATTCACGGCGACGGCTATATATTATAGGGGCGATTGGTATTGGTGGTCTTGCACTTGTGCCGATGTACTTGCTGAATATGAGCATAGTTATTCAAATTCGATGGATGAAGGAATTGAGGTCACTGCATGGATGCCATTGCCGGAACCGTGGAAAGGGGAAGAGAGATGAAAGACTTGATATACAGGCAGGATGCCATTGATGCGTTGTTTTCAGAAGGCAGGAACGTGGATAGCCGTTATTTTTTAACCGAACGCATTATTCACGAGAGTGATGCAATAGAAGCAATTTCTATGTTGCCATCCGCACAGCAGTGGACACCAGTTACAGAGGGATTGCCGAAGATTACAGAGCATCACGTTTCAGAAGTTGTGATTTGCTATCTTTCGAATGGGGCGTATTGTTTTGGAAGCTTGGAAGAGAATCCATTCGGGCAAACCAGATGGAGTTGCGAACGTGACGACGAGTACTATCAGCCAGTTGGAAAGGTGCTGGCTTGGATGCCGTTGCCCGAACCGTTCAAAGGGGGTGATGCGGAGTGAGAATCAGCAAGAAAGACTTTATGAAATGGTCTCCAAAACTTCCACAGGAGTATCACAAATGGGAAGTGACGGCGTTTCCGTATAACAACCTGACAGCGGCGACGGAAACCTTTGAAAAGGACGGAGACGAAACACCTGAAGAACTGTATCAGAGGGCGATGGATTATGTCAATGGGTGGAGATTTACAGACACCGAATATGCTGTGTTCTGTGATGGAAGGTTGGTGGTGGATCTATGATAAAGTGTGGGGAATGCAAGTATAATCGCAGAGATTGGACGAATCCTGACAATACAGATTTCTACTGCGGAAATGACATGTCCGAAAACTACGGATACAACACCGGGTATTCGGACGGATGTGAAGACGGGGAGGATAAAAATGATTGAGTATAACGAAATGTTCAGGGTGGACAGCCTTGAGGAATTGACACAAGAGCATTTCAGCATGGCTTGTATTGCGGCTATGGCTGATAAAGAAGAATTGAAAGGACTGCTTGGCGTTCCGTGCAGTGCATCGGAGTTTGTCCTGTATGAAGGACCGGGAGAATCTTTTGTAAAAGTGAGAAACTGGAGCCACATGCTTTCGCTTCACATCGTGAGCAAGAGCGGTCGGTGGCTGGTATCTTCCCACATTGATGGAATGGGAGTCAGGCAGGTCATTGGCGAAGCATACAGACAGTTTGAGCAGGCGAAGAAGTTTATCAAGAAAGACTGCAAACGTGCTTTCCGTGATGTTGAAATCACGGAAGGGAAGAAGGGCCGATGGCTTGAAGGCTTGGAGCCAGACCTTGAGAAGGTCAGGGAATACTTGGAGAACAAAGACATTGAAGACAAGGAGGTTTGAACCGATGGCGATACAGATTGATTTGAAACTGAAGCCGTGTCCTTTCTGCGGAGGCGAGGACATAGAAGTGATAGATAACTCCACGGATGACGAAGAGGATTATATTCTCCAATGTAACGGATGCGATACGGCGGTCATAGCAAGCAATGAGTGTATGCCGGAAGACCTTGTGGGACTTATCAGGCATTGGAACAGGAGGGCAGAATGAAATTTGGAGAACTCAAAACAGTTATCAACAGGAGTCCGGGTCGGCATGACTGGGTGGCGGTCAATGTCGGATTGGGAACGGATGCCATCATATCGGCAGAGTCTCCCATCCTTGACCTGATAGATGATTACGAAGTGTCATGGATCGCACCGTCCACGGTGGGCCAGAACCTTGTCACGGACAAAGAACAGCCTTGTATCGAGGTGCACTTGAAGGAGAAAAACCGGGATGACGTAGAAAAGGAAGGTGATGCCGAATGAAACAAAAAGAAATGTTAATTCTTGCTGAAACTATTATTGGCGAAATCAACAGGATGTGTATTACAGATTCTTTAGCCGAATTAGATTCAATGGCATTACACGCAAAAAAGAATATCGAAAAATTGCAAACGATGAGAAGCCACGATTTGATTTATCAAGGTGGTGATGCCGAATGAACCATGTAACTTATGAATGCACAGCATGGGCACCAACATCTATGATACAAAGCCCCGACAAGGGGCGGTGAACCTGTTCCAAAATAGAACAAGTTGGAGGTGGAAGTATGAAGCCTAAAGCATGCCCGTACTGCAGGGGCGAGAGGATATGGATGGCATGCTCACTCACGAACCACGCATGGAGGTTCCATCTGGAGTGTGCAGAGTGCCACTGGTGCGGAAGGATGGCAATGACTAAGAAGGGGGCGATCATAAAGTGGAATCTGCAAAAGAACTACATATCGAAGCACTGATAGACGACGAGCTGGCACGGATCATAGAAGAGCACGGACTGTTTGTCGACGATCACCAAGCTTATGCGGTAATCAAAGAAGAGGTTGAAGAAGCCAGAGAAGAGATGATCATTATCCGGGAGAACATGGTCAAGTTCTGGGAAAGAGTCAGAGCGGATGACCTGGACAACTCAGATATCATGGAGTCCATCGTGATCCACGGCACGGAGCTGATAAAAGAGGCTGTCCAGATCGTGGCCTGTGCAAAGAAGCATGACTGGGGAAGGCTCCAGGAATGGATGAAGAAGGTGAGACCATGAAGTCGGACGTGGCGAGATGGGTCAAACATTACCGGCAGCTGCGTGGCCTGACCCAGATGAGACTGGCACAGAAGTGCGGACTCAATCAGAGCTATATCTCCAAACTGGAGTCTGATGATACCGGCATAACTGTGGCGGTCCTGCAGGTGCTGTCCGATGCCCTGCACGTACCACTCGAAGCGCTTGTCTATGGCCCGATGGAGTTGAGGATGCAGGACGACACCCACCAGCAGAGATTCGATGAGGGATACTGCAAGGCAATCGACGATATCACAGCAATGGTCTCCGACAGGATCCCGACAGTAATGGACACCATCCATGGAGCTGTGGGACAGAAGGCGTTCCGGAATATCATGAAGAAGCTGAGAGATGATCCGGAAGTCAGAGAGCTGTTCCGGAGTCTCAACGGCAAGGCGGTGGTCCGGGTGCTGAACAACGGGGAGGTGGACGAGATATGCTGAATGACCTGACGAAGAGCGTGCTGTATCTGTCAGCCCTGCTGGTGGCTGCCGGACTCATGATCGTGATCGGAGGTGATGACCGATGAG